GCAGGTCTTGAAGTGCCTTCTTACAGAGAAGCAGCACGAAGTGGTCAAAGCATAATGGATATGGGTAGATTTAGATCTGCTGACGCACAAAAGTTCAGAGGGAGAGAAAGTACTGACGATAGAAGGGCATTAGATAGATTGATGAAAGAATCAATTGCTCGTTTCTTGGCAAACCATGCTGCTACACCCGGAGGTGCTAAAGAAATCTTAGGTGGACATTATGCTACATTTATGCCTGCTGACCAGCCGGACTTAGTTGCAGAGTTTGATGCTAAGGCACTAAACAAGAAACTTGAAAATGCAAAGGCTAAGCAAGAATTGGCCGACCACGCTGCCCTAATGAGAGGGGCAGACCCTGAAGCACTCAAGAAACTCCAAGAGGCTAGGGCAAAAGCACAAGCACAAAAAGAAGAAACTATAAATCAAAGATATATTCAAAGAGCCGCAGAGCAATATGCGTTTAATAATGCGAATATGTTTAACAAGGTCAGAGGCTTAGGCTTCAATGCTAAAACCGCAAACCAAATGTTAGAAGCACAGTATATTATTCGGGAAGGTATCAATCTCAAAGAGCAAGTCGAGCAAGCATCTTTCTTGAATAATGAAGGTCCAATTTTGAAGAAACTGCAACAATTAGACAGAGAATTGACAAACAACTACGGTTACGCTGACAG